AAAGTATACACATCATTACAGTGAAGTGATTGTTAAAAATTCCCCAATGTCTTCAACACAGTAAAGCATTGAAGCACATCAGGGAAATGAAGTGGTTTATTCTAGTAAAGTGGTAGCCAACTTAGGAGGTGGCCGGTTAGTTCAGTACAACCTGAATATAAGGAACAGAGTAAAACGACTCCTCACGGAAGGGAACAACGGGCATTCCAAGACTCTTAGTAGCGTTCTGGGTTCCGGTGTTAAAAGTCGCATAAAGATAGCCCATCTCTTTATTGACGGAAAGGCGTTTTTGTTCTACGACGAAAGCAACAAGGGCCTGTTCGGTTGTGCGCGTTGCACAATAGGCCACAGTAGAACTACCGCCCGCAGTTTTCGTGGAAATAATAGCCTGTCCCACGGAAAACGAAGAATCATAATTCAGCATATAATACAGTTCTTCGGGCATAGGAAAAGCGACGGTTACGCTACTCGCCGTACTTTTAATAACGGTTCCGAAAGCCGGAAAATAAAAGTTGGTTTTGGTTCCCGCATGTTCCAAATTCGCAACCTTCGTGTTGAGCGCGTCAATGGATGCTTTCATACTGGTGGCCGGGACGTCTTCGGGGCTGGCATTATAGCCGGTTGTTTGCTCGATGAGCTGAATTTGCGTTGCGACGTTGTTCAAGCGGGTTCGTGCTGTGCTATCCACTCCCACAGGGCTAAGCTCCACAATAGAGCCGTCGTCCTGTTTGTATTTCAGAGTGCCGTTAACAATTGCCATATTAACAACTCCTTTCATAAAATCAGCGCCGCCGCTGGAAGAACACGGCGGCGCTGATATCACGTTAAAGCGTCAAAACCTGTGAAAAAGTCAGGTCGCGGAAGTGTCAAACCACCAATCGCGGGCCTTGAGGGCTTCGGGTTCAGTGGTGGAAACGTAAAGCTGGGGCGGGTTGTGTGCACCGCTTTCCAGAGTCTGCACACGGGTGTCAAGGGCGGTATTGGCGGCTTCACGGTCGGAAACTTCCTTGGTGATGGCCGCGGTGTTCGCGGCGATGTCCTTCTTGGCCTGAGTCACATCCTCGGTGAGCTTGTTGATATTGGTATCGGCGGAACCCTGATTCGCTTCAAGGGTCTCCAGCCGCGTTCCGTGGTCGGCAATGTCATGGGTGTTAGAGGTAACGTTTGCGTCGATAGTGTCAACGCGGCCAGTCAGGGCGGTAACGCTGGCGGAGGTGGCCGCGCCTTCGACGTTTGCAACCTTGGTCTTCGGGTAAAGGACGGCAATATCGCCGTTGTCCTGCTTGTACTTCAGAAAACCGTCAAAATTGTTGATAGCCATAGTATTAACTCCTTTCAATGTTAGGAAATGTCAAACCACAAATCTTTGCCGTTGAAGTTTTCCGGCTCGGTGGCAGAAACATAAATGGTGGACTTTTTTTCAGCAGTTTCTTTAACGTGCTGAATCGCGTCATAATTGCGGGCAATGGCGTTGTCCTGTTCAACGTTCTTCTGCTTGATGGCGTTGATGCTGTCGGTAGCTTCAACCGATGCGCCCTCAAGCGTGGAAATACGCTTTTCATGGTCTGCCAGCTCCACGGCGTGCTCCGCCAGCTCCTCGGCGTTCTTGGTGATGTCCTCATTGGCCTTGTCGGTCTTCGAGTCCAGCCCATCAAGCCGGGAATCGACTCTTTCAAGGTGCTCGGAATGGTCGGTAATGGAAGCGTCCAGCCCATCCAACCTTTTATCCTGTTCAGCGTCCTTAGAGTCGATGCGGTTCACGTCGCCGCGTAGGTGCGTAATATTGTCCGCGTTCTGGGCAATATTCGCCTGTGCTTGGGTCAAGTCGGTTCTGATGGAATCGGTTTTGGTGTCGAGTCCATCAAGCCGCCCGTCCTGTTCAGCGTTCTTTGCATCAAGGCGGGCAACCTCTGCCGGAAAGTCCTTTTCCAGTTTGTCGAGCCGGACGGCGTGGGCCGTGATTTCTTCGGCGTTCTGCTGAATATTCGCGGCGTTGTCCAGAATGTTCTGTTTGTTGGTGGCGATATCGGCCTTTTGGGCCGCGTCACTTTCGCGGAGCTTCTGGATATCGTCCTTGGTTTCGGCCTTAAAGGAATCAAGCTCTTTCTGCGTTGCGCCGTTGCTGGCCTTGTTGTCGTCGATGCGGGCGGACAATTCTTTGTCGGCCTGTTTGAGGGCCGCGATATCGTCAGAATGAACTTTAAGGTCAGCGGCGAAACCGTCCACCTTAGTGGAGAGTTTAGCGACGTCTTCAACCGCCGCGTCAACGCGGGCGTGGTCGGTGTCGGAAGTCTGCTTGATTTCGTCCACGGTGGTCTGCATCGCGTTCACCTTGTCCACGGCTTCGGCGACGTCCTGCACAGCGCTGGTCACCTGTCCGCTCAAGTCTTCCACAGACTGCTTGACCTGCTCAAGCTGGTAATTGTTATCGGTAGTTTTGACCCAATAGGTCGAGTTCGTCAACTCAGTGCCAGCGGGAACAAAGGCGCGGGACGTGTAGCAATCGCCGTTATAAGTGACGATAACGAAGTTCTCATAGCTTCTAGCCTTGTCCCATTCCACAGGGTCGGCAAACTTCGGAACGTACCGTGCGCCGATATACTGAGAAGTACCACCCGGAATAGGCCGGGGCGGCGGACACGGCGGGAACGGCGGATGCGGAGGGGGCGGGCAAGGCGGACGCGGAGGGGGCGGACAAGGCCCGCCGCCCGGAGCGCCCGGAGCGCAAGTAATGGGAAAAGCGTTTTTGCAATCCATATACAAAACTCCTTTCTTCCGGTGTCAGTACCGGATAATGAGATGGCCCCAATTGGGGTCATTTGCGCGGGTGGACGTGTCGAAGTTCAAGAATTTCCAGCTAGACGGAATATAAGCCACGAAATGCCCATCATCCGACAAACCGAAAAATACGAACTTGACCATTTGTGTTACCATTGCCGGAAGGTTTGCATCGGCCCATTCCGCAAACGTCTCTTTCTCGAAGTCGCCCACATCCAGCCGCTCATTGATTGCACATTGTGCATCAGAAAGCGCCTTGGTGTAGCCGTTCAAGGCTTCGACGTTTCCGCCCGTCTTTTCAACGTCACATTTGAGCTGGTCGAAAAGCTGGTGAAGAGTCTGAATCTGGGAAACAATCCAACGCAAATCGTACTGGAAAGGGTCACCCGGTGTGACATAGGGATAGTCTTTCATATCCTCACCCCCTTAGTCGTATTCCCCGCGCTTGATGGCCTTGTAAAAGTCATCTGCATTCAGGGCCGCGCAAGTAAAGCTGTTGTTCTTCCACCACGCAACAAGCGCGGCGGCGGCAGTAATACCGGCGGAAACCAACTGCTCAACCTGTTCGGAGTCGATGGGCAAGGGAGACTTGCCCGCCGCGCTCAAAAACTGGTTAACAAGGGCCAGAATCAGAACGGCGGTTCTCGCCCAAGTAGCGGGCGAAACTCTCAGGTTTCTTTTCGTGGATTTCGGCATGGTCAAAACCCCCTTTCATTAGTATACATCAAGGCAGAAAGTTTTGTGAAAACTGTCTGCAATGATATCATAGATATTAAAGAGGACAACTTGTCTTTCAGCTTCAATGAGCTGTTGCGTGGATGTAACGCCAATGTTGCCTTGCTTCGTCCATCCATGGTTATAGGTAACTGTTTCATCCTCTTTACCAGTTGCCCACTGGTCGGCGCGGTCGTGGTGTTTGCCCTCGGTCGTGTCGTGGCTGTCGCCCGTATCACCGTACTTTCCATCAGAATGGGTGGAGCCGTCCGTTTGGCCGGTGGTCTGGGTGTTGCTTGTGCCGGTCGTGTGTCCATCCACTTGGCCGGTCGTGGTTGTGTCACTTGTGCTGTGGGTTTCTTGATTCGTTTCACCGGTCGTGTGGGTGTCGTTTTTATCGGTGGTTTTAGTATCGGTGTCACTGGAAGTATTTGTGGTGCTCGTTCCGGTGGTGTTTCGGGTTTCGGTCGTGGAAGTGGTATCCCTTCCGGTATCGGTCGAGTCGGTCGTGCTCTTGTTGTCGGGCTGATAACCGGCCTCGTTCTCGGCGCTCAATTCGTTGACCGTTACGCCGTGGTGAATAAGGCTTGTGTTTTTGGTCTGTTCCACTTGGTCGGTCATTTCTTCGCTTGTCGTGGTGAGGGACGTACCGACAACTCCCGTTTTCACGGTTCCTTCGCCCTCGGAATGAGAAGTGCCGTTAGTGGTTTCATGAAGAGTTCCAGCCGTCACCGTGTTAGATGTACCTTTAGAACCCTCATGAGAATTTCCCTCTGTCTGCGTGTCGGATGTTCCTTTAGTTGTTTCATGATAGCTTCCATCCGCCGTGTTCCAGCCGTCGGCCTTTTCGGAGTGCTGGGAGTTTTCAAATGTGCCGCCGTGGGAAAGGCTTGTGCTGTTGTCGGCGGTAGACCTTGCGCGGGTCGTCTGGTCGGTCGTCCGCTCGCTTACGTCGGTATTCCAAATGGGGTTATAGTCAAGTTTCGTTGTAGCGAAAAGCTTTTTCCAGATGGGCAAGTTTTCCTTGCTCCACCAGTACAATTCATTTTTCATCCATTCGGGGTCGGGATGATACAGGGGCGCAAGCCCATGCTTGCGGCGAATAGCGGAAATAGCGTTCAGTTTGTCCACTCCGTCAGGAACAACCATATTTGCAAAAAGGTCATGGTCGTATATCAAGAGGGCCTCAAGGTTGCACCCCATGTCAATCTCATTTACCAGAGTTCCGGGATACATCGGCATTTTCGCCCACCTCGCTTTCCTCGCCGTCGCCCTCGGTCAGTTCCGGGGGTTCATTGATTTTGAACGTGATATTAGTTCCAAACATAGTATTACACGCGTTTAGTGATTTGTCAAGAGAAATTCTCCATACTTCACGACGGTTGAAGGTTTCGGCGTCCGCGCTCTGGGATTCGTTCACCACCATTCTTTCTTTTTTATCGGGCTGGACTCTAACGCCCAGCTCCCTATAAAAGTCGGTCAAAATCGTTCTGCGTGCTTCAAACAGTTCCGGCAAAATGAAATTTTTCGACAAATCGCGGTCAAACTGCATGATGGGAAGTTGCCAGTCTGCGGAAGCGTCACCCATGGGCCTCTTTAATTCGCTATTGACGACAACAGCCGCCTTGCCGTTCTCAAGCTGTTGAAAAATTGCATCAACTGTTTTTTTCTGCTTGTCGTTGTCCACGACTGCGGCATAAGCAAAACGGCTATTGATTTGCGCTTGACGAATAGCAACCTCTGCGTGTTGCATTTCAACGGCGTATTTTTCGATAATATCCCAAACTCCGCGATAGTCGGGAGTTAGTTTAATAACGGCGCATTCCGTACCAATTTCAAGCGGCCTGTCGAACTGAAAAAACGGCGTTGAAATCTGCATTCCTCTCGGCTCATATTGCAAGCCGAAACCGGACGGCGTGCCGGGTTGCACTACAATGCCGTATTTGCGGGAGTTGAAAACAACGGCGTATCCCATGCAAAGGAGCTGGAACAAAAAGGCATCATAATCCCACCCGATTTGACCCTCTGCCGCTTCCGGTAAACCTTCAAATTCGATGAGGGAACGGCAACGCTGAAAAAAGGAGCGTTCCCAATAATTCAGGGTATCACTGGAAAAGGATTTTCGGAAATCGCCGCACGGGGTTTTATAAAATCCATCATAACATTGATACATCAAATCACTCCTTACTCGATAAATACACCGCTATCCATAGCGGCGTTGATATAGGAAATTTCATCGGGTTTCGCACCAAGCGGAGCGCACGAAAAACCGCGCGTTTTGCAATAGCCGTTTGCTGGTGTTCCTACTTTCATAACGGGATATCCATACACTTTTTGGAAACCTGCATCGTCCACCGGTTTATAGTATAGCAGAGTCAAGCGGGCTTGTAAAGGTAGATATATCTGCGAGTGGCCGGAAAGTGTACCAACACTCTGATTTATGGGGCTGATAGCTTGCGCGGCGTTGGCAATCGTGCCCGATGCACCGTTGAGCATTTTTTGAACTCCACCAACTGAAAAACCCGCCGTTGTAGCAACCAGACCAGCACCAAAAGAAAGCGCGGAGCCAACAGCCCCAACAGCAGAAGTTACACTTTTAACCGGGTCAATGTTGCTTGTGCCGATTCCGTAGGGGCTGGAAATGTTGGTGGAGCCGGTATACACGCAATAGCGTCCCGCCAAAATCTGAACAGAAACACCGCCGTCAATCAAGGAAAAGCCGCTGTTAATAGTAATACTGGATGCGTCGTTGCACTGGTCAACGGGTATACCTACCGTTCCCAAAAACGGAATGTAAACTTGTACTTGACAATTCAGACGTTTCCAGTCATCAGCGGGCCACGGAATTTCTTGTGAAATACTGTGCACAACGTTCGAGTTTGCGTTAACAGTCATCGCAATCACGCCCGTGTGAAATTGTCCTAATGTAATTTCGGCCATTCCACCAGAAAGAAACTTCGTTTTGTCGAAGGGAACCCAAATGCAAGAGCGCACACAATCCATAGCAGAACCGCCGAAAACAAATTTATTCATAAATTCGCCTAAAGCCAATTCCCAACGAACCATTGCTTTTGTCAATGCTTCCCATGTAACAGACATCGTGGCTAAAAGAGTGGACAACTCCGTTTTACTCAGAGCAAACGCTTGCAAGCCAGACGCGCCCACGGCTGAAAGAATATAGCACCCCGTCGCCGAAATCGTACCGGGAAACGGGTCAAAAGATTCGCTTGAAATTTGGGGATGCTGGGCGACGTTCTGCCGCGCGTCTTGGATACGCAAAGAAGAACCGCTTGCATCAGAGTTAAATCCATATTCGATAAAAGCCGACGTTTTTACAATGGTATCTTTGTAGGTTGCCAGCGGGTCAAGCACAAGCGAAAAATCCCAGATGTTCGCCCGTCGGGTCGTAATATCCGCAATCCAATAAAAAGACGCGGTTTCCTCGCAATGACAATAATTCCACTGCGGGGAAATATTGATGGAGTTCAGGGTAATATAAACGTGGGGATTTTCCATGCTGGTGGGTTCTTTGAAATCGCAACGCTCTAAGTCCTTCAAAACAGTATAGTCAAAAACCTTCGTTGAATTGATTCTTTTTTCAACGTTTCCAAAATGGAAATGATAGCCATGTTTAACACTGGGAGCGGGTACGGCTCCCTGAAATTCACCTCTAGCCATATCTCTAACCCTTTCTTGTTCCATGTGGAACAATTAAAAGCCGCCCGCCCATGTTGGGCGGGCGGCTTGCGCAAAGTGGCAGACGGTCGGAGGGGTTACACGTCCGCCATATACATGAGGATTGCGTTTTCCGTGGGGTCTTCCGTGTAATTCATTTTCCAGTGATGCTCGATGTTCCAGTATTCACCGGAAATATTGAACGGCGTAGTGTATACGGAATCCTGAAAATAGGTCGTAGCAAGGGCACGACGGTCATACAGCAGACCAACCACATAATCGAGTTTGACCGGAGTGCCAATTTCTTCCTGTGCCGTGTCAACGTTGAACTGGGAAGGAGTGACAGAAATTGCGCTCTTGTCGTTGATGTTCTGCCAGTAGTCCACCCCCTCATAATTGCCAAAGGTCAGATAACCGGGGCCGAAAATCGCGGGGAAAACCCACGCGCGGGCATCCACAATCAGAGGATTATAGAGCATGAGCTTTTGCTCGCTCTTCGGAGTATGGCGGAACAGCTTAAGCTCGTTTCCGTGGTCGTCGGTGCACCGGGGAGTCAGATGATACATCTCGGTTCTGTGCTCCATCAGGCCAGAAGTGATTTCAAGCCACGCCACGAAAAAGGACAAAAATTCCTGCAAATGAGCCGTGCGGAGTTCTTCCGACGTGTACGCCGTACCGCGTGCGCGGTTAAATTCAGCGGTTAAGTTAACCTTCTGGGCGGGCTTGCCGGTGTTGTAGATTCCGCCGATGTAGTTCATGAAAACGGCGCGGTTTTCGGCTTCTTTCCAGCTCTCAACGTCGTTCTGAATTTCCACCATCATTGCATACATGAATTGCGAAAATTCGGATTCATTGGAAAACGCGGTGTTAAGCTGGCGAAGGAAACGGGTGTACCGCTGATTCAGAACGCTCTGCCCAAAATAGAACATTTCCAGCGGGTAACGCTTCTTGATTTTGTACATATCAAGGCTGTTGCCATCTACCAGAGTTTCCGGGTTCTGCACCGTGTTGATGAACTTGCTTTCGTCGAAGTTCGACGCGAAGAAAGAAATCTTTCTCAGATACAAACCCCATTCCTGATTAGATACTTCGATGGAAGAGAACCGGGACGAATAGGGGCGGCTTGCGATGATAGTGCGGGCCAGCATATTGGAGAGTGCGCGGAGCGTGCCCTCTTTGGACACGTTCAAACACATCTGGCCGACGTGCACAAAAGACGACGTGTCAACTGCGGTGACAGTCTGCGTCTGGCCGGTAACTTCTTTAACCAGCGCATTGGCGATAGTATAGACGTCCTGCGGGCGAAAAACACTCATGCCCGCGAGTTCGGGAATATTGGGATTAGCCATTATTTAACAACTCCTTTCGCAAAGTCGGGCATGGTCGGCGGAGCTTCCTGCACCCCCATAGCACCACGGATAATATCGTCAAGCCCAACCGGCTCGACATTGCTAACACTGCCCGCCTTGGGAACGGTCAGGCTTGCAACTTTTTCAGAAAGCCCGTTGATAGCTACCAACAGAGCATTGTAATCCGGTGCACCGGTGGTCTGGTCTTTCTGCACATCGGCCAAACTGGCGGGGGTGATAGTCTCGCCATTCGGTGCCGGATTCACGGCGGGCTGTTCAGCGGGCGCGGCCTGTTTTTCAGCCTTGCCCGGTGCGCCCAACAGAGCGGCAATGTCAGTTTTGTCAAAACCCATCTTGCCCAAAGTGATAATGTCATCAATAGTAAGTGCCTTTTCCATTAGTATGCTCCTTTCCAACGTGAACGTTTTGCGCGAACGTCAACATGGGTAAACGTTTTATAGATACCGATACCGCCCGAACTTCCTAAATAGCATTCGGCAATTTCGGCAACCTTCGCGGGGGAATAGCCGTCAATCCAAATGTCAGCGGCTTTACCTTCGCAATGCTGAGATTTGGGCGACGCATTTTTCAAGGTCGCATTGTACGCCTTAGACCTGTAGCCGCTGTTGACGTGTACAGGCTTGCCGGTGAAGTTTCGGATGTTCTCCAAAAGCTTCACAAGCGCTTTGTCCACAATAACAACGTCTTCCGGGTCGTGTTTGCTGTGAAACTCCCTCAATCTGAAATGCGGGGAAAGTCTCATATTGCCAGCGATCTTATAAGAAAATTTGAGTTGCATCAAATCACCTACCTTATAAAACCCCGGATGTGCAAGTTAAGAATGCTACTCCACGCCCTTCCGGGGCGCTTAACTTATGGAGTTCCGGGGCGATTTCATAATAGCATATTTATTCCTCAATGTCAAGGAACTGGCGCAACTTTATCAATGATGGAACGTCGGAAACCCATACTTGACACAAAGAAAGCATAAGCTCGAAGTAAGGGTGAGCGATGTGAAAAGCCTGTTTTCCTGCCTTTGTGTCTTCGTAGATTTCGCGGGATTGATGCGGCGACGTACAAACATAATAATGAGTAGGGTCATATTGATAGACGTATAACCCGCAAATTTGAAACAGCGGCTTCATGCCGCGCAAGTTCATATTGCGGACGTTTTCCAGATTGTTATAACTAAACTTGTTTTCCATCGCCATTTGATAAAACTTTGAATCCTTATTTTTCATCATGTGACGCATGAATGCCGTTTGCGCTCGCTTCGTTGAAACCTTGGTGCTCTTCGGCATTGCGATGAAAACGCCGGAATCCGTCAACGTCCATTCCTTTCCGGTACGAACAAGTTTTGCAATTTCTTCAACGACTCCCAATTCAACCAGAATAGGTGATGCGATATCAAAGGCATTCGCAAGCAACCAAATGCGAAGGGGCGGCGCTCCTTCTAGTTCCCGGTTGCCGTTGATAGTAACATATGCGTTTAAGAGCGCGTCACCTTCGGCCTTGCGTTTTATAACGATTTTCTCCGGGATAAACTCATCAAAAACGACGTCGGAAAAAGCGGAGCCGTTAAAACCTCTGATGTTCGCAATGCTGGGGAGTGTCATTCCTATGCCGTACTTTTCAAGAATGTTCTTCACTTTTCCGTTTTCATCTCGCTCGAACTTCCCCACAGTATAGGTGACTTTGCCAGTCTTCGCAATGTCAGCGTCATAACCAAATTTCGAGAGGGGCAAGAACGGGTTTAATTCGGGGTCGGATGTAATAGCATCAAACTCTATACTTGTCCGTCGAAGATAAAGGAAATGTTTGTTATTATCCAGCTCATATTTGAGCGTTCCAAAAGTCTTTCCTACTTGGCGTTTACCTATGATAATATTGCACCATGCACCTAAAGAGGCGACGGCTGGAATATTCATCCAACCGTCGCCTGTGTATAGGTCAAGGGCAACATTGTTTTTGTTGCTCTTGCTCATATTTACACCTCAACTTCTGCGGTGTTTTCGTCGTATGCTTTCAGCACAGCGGTTTCAACTGCGTTTCTGCCGGAGTCGTCCAAATAGACCCGGTAATTCTCGTAGTAGTTGCCATTCTTGCCCTTGGTGGAACTGGCCGTAATAAACCGGCCCTTCTGGCCGTCCACAAGCCGCATTCCGTAAAGGTCAACACCGGCAAAACGGAGCGTGAAGGTCAAACAGTTGTCCGCAACCGGTCGAACATTGCGAACAACGGCCTTCATATTGCGAAGGCTTTCACAGGTAACGCGGGGCTTGTCGGTAGTCTCTTTCTGGTAAGATGCGTTATTGCTCTTGTTGAATCCCATAATAATACTCCTTTTCTGTCTGTCAGGTTAGAAAAACCAGCGGATGAGAAACTGCTTGCCCGAAACCGTCGCATTTTCGGGATACAGAGCGGACGGGGAACCATTGGCGCAGATGGTGCAAATATGGTGGTGCTGTGCTTCAAGCCGCGCCGTCTGCGTCTCCATATCAACGCCATCATGGGCGGTTGCTTCCCATCGGTCGGCGAACGGAAAACCCTTGCGGGCGGCGTCCACCAATGCGGACATGGGGAGCGGCTGGAGACGGTCAACGCCGCCGACGACGTTCACCAGCTCGCCGTTTTTGTCGTAGACACAACCGAAAATATTCTGGGCGGCGTCTTCATAGAAAAGAACGTGGGACGTGTTAGGCATTCTGATAGACCCCCTTCACAAATTTCGTTTCGACGTCAGACCACAGGAAGTCGTGCTTGATACCACCGGCACACTCGCAGATGATGTTTTCGGTGGATGCTTCCACCATGGGCATATCAACAGCGGCAACGGCGCGGCTTGCTTCGATGGGCTTCCAGCCGTCCACCTTCACCAGCTCCTTCACAGTGTTGATTGCCGACGTGTCGAGAAAAAGAAAGCTCTTCATCTCGTCGTCCTTCCATGCCTTGATACGAACATAGGGAAATTTGATTTTCATAGTACTGTCCTTTCTGTCTGTTTGTGTATTGTCTTTCGACACTATTATAATATCATAAATCGCAACGCGATTGATGAACAAACTGTTAATAATTGTAAATGAATATTAACCTAGCCTTTCATAATCGGTTTCTTGATTCAAAAGTGTTTGTTCAAATCCGCCCACTTCATAGCGGCGCGGAGTCATTACAACCCACGACGCGGAGAGAGTCGGGCGGGCGAAATCGTGGCGCTCTTTCACGGGTGCGTCGTGATATGTGAGCATCTGCCCGCCCGCGTCGGGAATAACCAGCCATTCGTTCAGGTTTTCGATGGAGCCTTTCAGCGCTTCAATACCTTCTTTTTTGCCGACTCCTGCAATGGTACTTTCAATTTCATCATCACAGGTTTTGACCGCGTAGCACTTCGCGTGTAAAAATCTAAATTCTTTATACCCGTATTCAGCACTTGGGTGCTCGTCTTCTGCAATACCGATATATACGTTTTTACCGTTGGACTTCGTTACAACACAACCCCGTTTTTCACACTGGGCTTTTATTTCGGCGTTATACTCTTCAACAGCCGCAACTTTATGCCCTTCAAATTTACATGAATCAGTATCCCAATAAATAACGTTATCCCATCCAACGATTTTAAGGAGCCGCCATAATTTCAAGCGAGTTAAACTTGCCGTCCACAATCCCCACAAAAACGGAAATTTGTTTGTTTGAGTTTTCAGCACTTTTTCATCTGTCATTCCGTCAAGGTTTTCTTCCCAACTTTTGCGCTCGCCTGTTATACCTTCTTCACAGATTTCCATTGTGTATTCATCGCGGACGGTTTTTTGTGCGCACGCTCCAAAAATAGTATTAACACAAATCTTAGAAAACATATAATCGGGAGAGCCTTTCATAGTTTCCTTGATTTTGAACTTTTCAAATATCGCCTTGCGGAAAGAATCCGGCAACGGAGCCAGCCGAAAAGCTACCGACTTCACCGCCGTCATTTCGTCGAAGGTGTAACCGTCGCTGATTCTCTGCCAGTCGTTAGAATCACAGTAAAGAAGTATTCCATCCGCACCCAGTAACCGGCCATTGTCAACGCCGTTTATACCTTGTATATCTGCACACTTACTAACAGAAATACACGGGTCGGGACATTCGGATTTGATTTGAGGATTTCGGATAAAAATTTCTGCACACCATCCAAAGCCGCACTTTATAAGATTTTCCATTTCAGCCTGTGGCGCGTTTTCCGGGTAGTCAATGGGTTTGCCGGTCGGAAAATCCCACAATAATTGTTGTGATGGATGAGCAGACTTAAAGTCATAGCTATTGCAATTGTAGTAAGTTTGACCGGCCCGCCATCTTGTGCCGTGTGTATCACCGCCAGCCATACACTTATACAGTAAAAGAGTTTGTTCTTTGTTCAGGTGTAAAGCTTCCATTTTCTTTATACAACGGTAGTCGTGCCGAATTTCGCGGTTGACTGCTTCAATTACTATGCCTGTATTGGTATAGGGGATTGTAGCTTGATTATAGCCGCGCTCTGATTTCAGCTTTTCAATTGCTTCCCAAAGTCCCAACACGTCATTAACACAGTATGAAAATTCTATATCATCAAGCGGCGTGTCGGGCGTGCGATAAACGGAGTAATCCAAATCGCCTTTAAGCTTTTCGTGTTTGCAACCTTCCGTTGCGCGGGCCAAACTCTTTTGAAAAAGCTTTAGACTATCGCGAAGTTCTACGCCGTTATCAAACGTAATGAAAAGCGGCTTGCGGCTCTTCGTGTAGAGCGCTTTTTTGATTCCCCACTTGCCCGCTAAAATCTGGGAAAGATACATAAACTCGTAGCCTAAATTATGAATGTAGATAACAAAACGGCGATTTTCAGACACGCGCCACTTGTCGCAAATTGTATCAATGATATCTAGCCAGTCTTCGACATAGCGCGGAACGACTACAACGCCGCCAATGCACATTTGATAGCTGTACGCAAATCCGTCTTCGTCGGTGTTGGTCGTTTCAATATCAAACGTAGCTGTTATGTCAAAAAATTCTGTCTTATATCGGGTATTTTTATTCTGTTTTTTGGTTACGGTCTTAGGCACAGAGAGATGGCGCAAGAACTCTTGTTTAGTTTCACAGACTTCGATATCTTGCGAGTGTCTCATATTAACTAAATCCCTTTCTGCATCATCTTTTGAAGTAACCGGCCTTGTGCCTTGTCGCCGTTGACATATATATCTTTATCACGTCCTTCTAGTATTGCGTCAAATGTTTCAAACGCTTCCTTATCACGGGTTTTAATGGCTTGATAAATAATATCAGAACCGAAAATTTTCTCGATTTCAGAAGCCATATATTTTTCGAAAAGAAAAGCAAGCTCGTCTTCGGTTCCCTTAAATCCTGCTTCTGACAAACGTGTGTATTTCGCGGCAACCGTTGCTTTATATCCACTAACCGTAGAACTTTCCATGCTAAGAAAATCACGAAGTAGTGAAAACTCACTTTCAAGCTGAGCGCGCGTCATTGACTTTATAGCCCGACTAAAGCGCGGCTTATTGGGTTTTCCTGTCATTGCTTCGGCCCGCTTATAAGCGTATTTTGTCAAGCCTTGTTTTTCAAGCGAGACAAGGCGGCTGTTTGCTGTTTTTGCCGCCCGTTCAATAATTTTCTGTAGCTCTTCGGTCGTGTATTCTTTCGCGGGTTTATTACCGCTCAACGTATCCGCCAGCGGCTTGGGCCGGAAGGGACGCCCCGGCCCGCCTTGCTTGCGGCGGGGGTTGGTTATTTTTGCAGATTTGTTACCGCTCGACGTATCCGCCCCGCCTTGCTTTTGGGCGGGCTTAACTATTTTTGTAGGCTCAGTGTCTTGGGGGGCCTTACTTACGGCGACAAAGTTTGTTTTCCGTGGCTTGGGTAGCTTTTTCTTCTTCGCCGCGCTTTTGCCTTTCTTTTCCATCTCATTTACCCCACTTCTTAAAGTACATGATACGGATATTGCCGCTCTTTGTTTCTGTCATGATAGGATGAAACATATTTTTCCTTAACCAATTATAAGCCTGAACAATTTCTTTATTGCTCTTAACTTGGCGGCTCATTGCAATGGTTTTATATCCCACCATCTTGGGGTTGTTACTGCTCCCGCTGTGTATCTGGCATTCGGGGGCCGCTTTTGACGGCTCGCACCACTCCATTTCATACAGATAGACAAGACGCTTCATAGGTTTCTTCATTTTAATACTCTCCTTCGTGGTAATAAGCTACGATATCCTCTAAACCATTTTTTCGATTAACTCGAAAGATTCCGGCACAATCTCCAATTGTTTTGAAGTAGTATGTATAGCGGGTAGTTACATAAAGTTTATCTTGATGCGACAAGAGGAAATTTTCGATTGTATCGAACTGAGATTGACGTGTGTATTTAATCATTCGCACATCACCTCTACTTCCAAGAATGCCAGCGTGTCAGAATTGATTTTCTTAACAGTTACCCATTCAACAAGTTTCTTTGCGATTTCATCAGGAATGCAACCAGCAACCGCCCGAATAGGTTCTTTACCTTTGCGGTAAATCGTGAAAATCGTTGCCCCATAATATACGTTGTTTGTGCGTGAACACCATTCACGAATAGTCATTATTCAAGCTCCTTTCACTTGCAAAATTTCAACCATGCCGTTCCGGCTGGCATAATCAAGAGTATTGCGCCGCCATCCCTCACCAACACCATGATGATAATAGTAGCAAGGATAACGCTTGACAACTATGCAATTCGGAGACAGTTTATCCCATACGACATAATTATATTTTGTGCCGTATGCGCGCCCTCTCTCGTTCAATGCGTCCATGATGTTTTTACTAACTCGAACCGTTTTCATAGTTACCGCCTTTCTATGCTTCCTTTCACTGTCTATATTATACAATTCCGTTATGAACTCAGTATGAATAAAATGTAAACAATTATGAACACCCGGCCACCTCCTAAGTTGGCTACCACTTT